AAATGATTATGATTTAACAACTCAAAAAGCTTATGGTACCATTTCATATCAAGAGATAATGAAGAAAATGGCGGACGATAATAAATCTTACGCTGACGCTGTCATAGGTAATTTAGAAAAAATAAATGATAACTTTCTATTAGGGGGGCTTTTAATATCAACCAAAGATAGAAAATACACCGAAGGATTGTTTGATTATTTGACAGGAAACACAGCAAATGATGCGTACATATACGGTAAAACAGACACCATTCAAAATAGAATAAAACTATTAGTTGATAAAGCTAAACAAGATATTGATGACGGAAGTTGTCCATTATTACCTGAAGTACAATATCAAAATTTTTCAGACTCTGATATAAGAAAAGTTAAAAAAGAACTTAAAAAACTAATAGAAAAAAGAGGTAATGATATGTTGGCATTACTTGAAAACTGTAATTCAACTATAGCTAATGAAGAATTAAAAATGATTTTTACAATTGATAAGTTAAATTTTGTTACAAGTAAAAATGATGGTTATATTGCTAAAAATGGTAGTGTTGTTATGTATAGTTTAAGTGGAGGGACTGGTGTTGATCCATCAAGTGGGGGTGTTACTGATACTTATTCAGAATTGGTACAAGACTTTTTAAAAATACGTTCAGATTTAAATGAGTATAATAATAAATTATATGAAAATAAAATTATAGCGTCAGGAGATACCGAAGAATTTAATAATGAATTTGTATTTAACACATTTATAGAAAGTGATCCATCACTTACTTCACCGGCAGAAAATAGATTTTTTATGTTATTTGGTAAAGATATCGCGGTTGATGCTGAAGGGTTTAGTAATACTTTAATCGATGAGGCTTTAAAAAACGCAGAGGTACAAGAAAAAGAAAATTGGAAATTTTATCTCGGAGAACAATTCTACGTAAAAGATGTTGGATTAGTTGATAATTACAATAAATCAAAGAAAATTGTAGATGATAGGATTAAATCATTCAAGGATAACTTTTACACAAATAAATATAACACATATAACCCATATAACAAAAGTAAAACTAGAATACTTAATTATGAAACACAAAATCCGATTATACCACCAAACGACACTAATTTAAAAGATGTGTGGTCGGATCAAAATTCAGAATGGAATAAATTTAATTTGAAAAAAACATTTAATTAAAATGCAATATTACGACAGATACCAAAATTTTCTAATAAATGGTAAACAAACAGTAGTACCATTTTTAAATTTACCTCCAAGATCAACGGATCAGAGATATGTTTTTAGAAGAAATCAAAGTAGACTTGATAAAATAAGTTATGAAAAATACGGTGCACCATATTTTGGTTGGTTAATAATGATGGCAAATCCTCTTTATGGTGGTTTAGAAACGAATATACCTGACGGAACCATTTTAGTTATACCTTTTCCGCTAGTTGCGGCACTGCAAGACTACAAATCTGCATTGGATACACATATTTTTTATTATGGCAGATAAAAGACTAAAACAAACAAAAAAAATATACGTCGAAACAGAGTATGATAACATTATCGTTGTAAACCCTAATGAGATTTATGATGCTAATAACTTACGTGCGCCAAGACTTGTTGATCATGAAGATTTAGTTTACTACGCTAATTTAGAAACATTTATAATCCCAAGAACAAAATTAGCTATAGGTGAAACATTTGACTCACCTGTTGTAAACACCACAATTGCCACTGTATTTGGTGGGGAAGAAGATTTAAAAATTAATTTTTTAAAACCAAAAGGTAAAACGGCTTTTGATACAAGTTGGTCTGACCAGTTAACAGGATTTGAGTCAAGATTAGGTAAGGGAGCAAATCAAAAAACTGAAGAAGTTGTAACAATTGATGGTAAACCTAGATTCAAAAATTCCGTAGCAAAGTATGAAGATACTCAGATGTTGGGAATAAAATCTATTAGGGTTAACATAAAAGGAACGGGAGTCCCTGAAGTTAATATTGAAATGACAGATATTCAAGGAAGGGCTCTTTTTGAACAAGGAGAAAATTCAATATACTCTGCCTTTTTTAATTTTCCTTATCCTTTATTTTATTTAACACTAAAAGGGTATTATGGTAAAGCTATTAGGTATAGATTATCATTATTATCTTTTAATGCTAGATTTGACGCAAACACTGGTAACTATGATATCAGTTTAAAACTTGTTGGTAAATTTACGGCACTTTTATTTGACACACCTTTACAGTATGCGGTTACCGCACCTAAAATGTATAACACAGAAATTACTTATAAAAATAATAACAATACTACTGTACAAACAATTAACACATATAAGGGTAGACAAAAACTTGACGAGGTTTATGAGATTTATAAAAGAAAAGGATTAATACCGCAAGATTTTCCACCATTATCGATAGATGAATTTAAACAAAGAGTTGATGGATATACTACAAAATTATTAAAAGACGCTTCAGATAAAGGAGACTTCACACAATTAAATGATATACAAGATTATAGAGAGTCACTATTTGGTTTAAGAAAAAGTGTTTATACCAACTCTTTAGAAAAATTCATAGATAAAAGTAGTTTTTACGTTAGCGGAAATCAAAAATTAATTTATTACCCTTTTAAGAAAGATATACAAGATCAAACAAAAGAAGATTATAAAACAAAAATTAATGAAAGAATAAAATATTATATAGAAAAATTAAACAATAATAAAACCTTTGGTAAAGGAGGTAAAAGAGAAATACCATTAAAAATAAAAGATAAAAATGACGTATTAAAAAAATTAGATTTTGAGGCGTGGATAAATAATGATGAGGATTTAAAAAATACATTTTTTTATAGATTTAACAAACCTGTTGATTTAACTACGGAAAATGGCGTCAAAGAGTTCGAAAAGTTTAAATTAGATGAAGATAAAAATAAACTTTTAAAAGAAAAAGTTTTAAATGAAAAGGGTGAGTGGGTTGAAGACAATGTAACATATTTTGTTTTTGGTGATAAGATAGTATCAGACGCTACATATGTACCTAATAGTTTTTTAGATGATATTGACGATGCTGAAAAAACTTTAAATACTAATGAAGAAGAGATAGAAAAAATATTATCACAAGTATTGGCTGATAGAGCCCTTAAAAATCCTCAGCAAGGGGGGTTAGGGTTTAAACCTACAATAAGAAATATTTTTGCAATTATTTTTGCAGGTGCCGATGCCTTTTATAGATTAATGGAGGATGTACATGAATCTGCTTGGGATGTAAGAGACGAACCTGCAAGATTATTAGCGGTAATACCACCTGAAAAAAACTTTTCTGTCGACGCATTAAGAACTTTACAAACCTCTAGTGGTGAATTAAATAAAGACAATGTTGTGTATCCTTGGCCTTTATACTTTGTTAAAGAAAAACAAAAAGATCAAAGAGAAGTTTATACAATACAATATCCAGGGGATGCTAAAGTAATACAACAAACAAAAGGATACGATTACAGGTTATGGCCGGAAATTGGGTTTGTTGAGGCTTATTTAAAAGGTACTGTAGAAACATCAAAACCTGTTAGTGCAAATGTATACAATAACCCATCGGATTATAGTAAGTATGTTTCCGCTAATGCCATCGAGTTCCCATTCAAAACAAAACCATACCAAGACTTAGTTGCAATACCTTTTTTTTATGAATTATTTGAAAGATCTTACCTATCGTCATACTATACAAAATTTATTGGAGACGAAATATCAAAAAAACAAATAGATAAATTTTACGGTAATATTGAAAGTAGAAACATTGAAAATTCAATAGGAAATAATATTGAGTTAAATCAAATATTAAAAAATTATAAGTTTGATTACAATAGTTTTATATCATATCTTAAAAAGATATCAAACAATGGTAATGGTGAAAGTTGGCAAACATATATTAGAAGTAAATATAAGACAGAATATATTGATAATTTATTAAAAACAACAAATGACATATACAGTATAGATACTATTTCTAATAGAAGTATTAAAATTTCTTCTGATTTGGAATTGGCTAAAAACCTAAAAGAATTTTTAGAAAGTACCGATTCATCTAAATTAAGTTTTTTAGATACTTACCCATTTACTGATTTAAATTGGATAACAGGTAATACCTCAAATGGTAATTCAGTTGGAAACTTAGAACAATTTAATGACACGACTAAAACTTTTATTTATTTAGACGATAAAAAAACAATTGCAAGAATTAATGAAACCGAGAAATACAAAAAATTATCTCTTTTAAGTGATTTTAGGATTTTAGAAACCGCAAATCAACCATACGTTTCAACAACAAACGCACAGATTAATAATCCTACCGTTCTTAAAAGCTTCTACAATAATAGAAAAATAAAAGATTTTTACCCAACTGAAAGTTATGTTGATTATGGTAATTCATATTCTGGTAATCTTGGAACACAAATACAGACTACATCTTTATTAAATACCCCATATTTTATTAATGCCTTAATAAAAGGTGTTGATGATAATAAAACAAAAACAGATAACGCATTTACAACGTTAGGGTATTTATTTTTGAATTCATTACCATTAATAACGACTAAAGAAAAAATTAAATCTATTGATAATGGTTCATATACAGATTTAGATTATTTAGCGTCAACACTAAAAAAATACTCGTCAATACACCAAGTACCATATGCATGGGTTTTAAAGTATGGTTCTATTTGGCATAGATACAAAAAATTTGTAAATGAAAATGTTGATATTTTAGATTCCGTTTGGAAAGATTTTGATTATGTGGGGGCGTATGATCCCGTAACATCAGCAACAACATTACAATATGTTATACCGGATTATAGCGGTAATAACCAAACGGTAGTTTTACAAAAAACTGAAAATTTCCCATTACCTTCAGTACAATCCAAAGATTATCTTGGTACGGGGTTTTATCCAAAAGTTATTAATGCTGTTTATAACTTTGTAACAGAAAAAGATTTATTTACTGGATACACAACAACTAATTTTCAAAATGCTTATAATAATGCAAATTTTAGATTAGGTAAAAATAATCAATCAAGTACATACTTAAACTTTGGGTTTGATACTTCAAATGTTGATAGATCTTTACAAAAAACAAATTACTATAATTATGTAGAGTTGAGTGGATTAACACAACAATATATGATGTTGTTTCCATCTATGGGGGGTATACCTATCGATCAATCAATTTATGAATGTGTAAATTCAAACAATAATTTAACTAAAGAATTATTTAATAATAAATCAGTTTATAATGGATCCGTTAGAAGTTTATGGTCAGCATCACACTTTGGGTATTTTGATAATTCTTTATTAAAAAAACCTGCACCGACACAATACTTAAAGTCGATAAAATTAAATACTGATGAACAAACACCATTTGATTTAAAATCGGCACAATCAGAGTACGCCTCAATAGAGGAAATATTTTCAATTTTTACACCTGAAATGTTAGATAAATTCGAAGAACAGTTTATTGGTTTTTGTAACTATAAACCACTATCAAAAAATCTAATATTAAAAGATGAAATCATTGATCCTTCTTATACTTCATCTAATAAAGTGGCAAACTCTGAACAAAAAAGATTATATTCACAATTATTAAATTTATTTTTAGTAAATAAAACAGGTATTACTTTTGTAAACGAAGATGTTGATGGTAAGGCTTTAGGACAAAAACAAATGATAACTTTTAACTCATCTTTGAAAGAGTTTTTAAGTTTTGATTGTGTTTTAAAATTAGGAAATCCTGGAAATTTTGATAGAAGACTTTTTAATTCTTTTTCTAATATTAAAGAATTTGTCCCCGAATTTGATAAATATGAATTTAAACCATACGTAAAAGGAACTTTACCCGGTGATGGAACTAATGTCACACTTTTACAAAGCGTAACACAAAACCAAAACGCTTGGAACGCACTTAGAACATATTTGGGATTCTCATCAATACCTGGTGTAGATTATCCAGGACAACCAAGCCCAATATTTCCTTCGGTTACACCAACACCTACACCAACTTCCACAACCGCAGCGACATCAAATATAAGCATACCACTATCAACACATTACACTTTTCAGAGTTGTTGTAATTCAAATGAAATATTCAATGTTGTAATACCAAGTAATGTTTCACTTGGTTTAATTTCAAATGTTCTTGGTACTGGTACAACTTATGTTGAGGGTGAGGTTTATTATATAGAGGCTTTTGAATCATTTAACTCTTATCCTTATAATTTTTGTGCTAGAAAAATTGCGAATACAACAACATTTAGCCCACCAAACCAATCGCAAACACTCTTTTTAATTAAAACGTATACATTGGATTATGATGAATATCCATACCCAAATGATACAAACGCCGCTGTTAAATGTATAACATATAAAATACCTAGCCAAAATTGTTTACAACTATCACAAACACAACAAAATCAAACGCCACAACAACAATTACCCGCAAATCAACCACAACCTATTGTACCATTATCAGGAACACCAAAATCAACCGTGGCTGATTTCTTTATTGATAATGATATTGAGTTCACTGCGGATAATGTAAAATTGACATACCCGTTAATAAGATTATACTCACAGAAAAAATTACAGGATTCAAACTTAAATAAACAAACTTTTACAACATTAATAAATGATTTTTTAAATAGCCAAAAATCAATACAAGAAAAAATACTGAACCAAACATTTTTAAATTTAAATAAAAATTTAAGTAATATAACAGTTAATAATACCACAACAAATACCGTTACGGGGGATGTCGGAAAATTAACACTATATAATACTCTTAAGGCTTTTAACGATAAATGGATTGCAGGTTCAGATTTAAAATACGTAACATTGTTTGAGGACTTTTTATTTATGGATAGGGCTAATAGTGATATTGGTGATACATATGTTGTGGATGTAGAAAAAGTTGTAAAAAGAATGGATACCACTAATAATCCTGATATGAACTTAATGTCATTGGTTAGTAACATTTTAAGTGATAATCAGTTTATGTTTTTTGCAATGCCAGCATATATAAACTTTTATGGTATACAATCTGCAGTTAGAAACGGGCAACCAATAGATATAGAAATCCCTAACTCGATGTTTGGTACATACTTGGAAGTTGATTATACAAAATCAAGCCCTAAATTTTTATGTTTATATATGGGGAATCCTTCAGAATACCCAAAACCAAAAGAAAATTCATTTATAAGATTTGACGATGATAGTTTCGATTTAAGAATGCCTGATAATCCATTAAGGGTTTCTGACCCTAACAGGGATTACTCTAAAACAAATAAGGTTGTAGGATTTAGCGTCGACTTTGGTATTCAGAACCAAAATATGTTTAAAAACTTAGATTTAGATATGTCTGAAATGAAAAACACTTCAGAATCTTTTAAAGTTTTTGCAGACATTGGGGGGTCTGTTTCTGGTGACAAAGTAGCGCAACAATCAGTATCAATGTATAGTATTTATAAATCAAGATCTTATAGTTGTGGTGTTGAGTCTATGGGTAATGCTATGATACAACCAACAATGTATTTTGTTTTAAGACATGTACCATTGTTTTATGGACCATATTGGATTTACGAAGTTAATCATAATATTTCTGAAAATGGATTTACAACTAAATTTAAAGGAACAAGAATACCTAAATACAGTTTACCAAATGTTGATAATTTGTTAATTAACGTCAATGAAAAAATATTACAATCATATAAAGAAAAAATAAAGAAAACAAAAACCGATAAGGAAATAAAAGATGAGAGATTAGTTAATACTGATCCAACAATAACAATAACAAAAACAGGATTAGATAAATGTAAAGAAGTAACAAAATACACTACATTACCTTTTGTCGAGGTTAAACGAACACCGATTACCTTAGAAGAAATATTACCAATTATAAAATCATCAACAACGGATGTAAGATTAAGAACTTTATTATTGGTTATTGCTATAACAAGACCTGTTAACTCCTACGATAAAGATTTATCGCAAATAACCCCAATAAATAATAATTTTTATGAAATTTCAACAGAAACAAAACATAATGGTAGTTTAGATACATATTTAACTGAACAAACATGTGTTGATGTTGCTGGAACATCTAGAGTTTTTGCAAGCTTTACAGGAAACACAACTAGTAGTAATTTTATGGTTTCTTTTTATCAATCAATGATACCATTAATTGAATCGTTAAAGACATTAAATGTAGATACAAATGAGTATAAACAATATGGTAAATCTTTAGCTCAATTATGTTTAACAACTTGGGACACCGCAGTTGCTTTTGGTCCTCCACCATTAAGTGCTGAACAAATAAAAAATGAAATAACAACAACAACTAATAGTGGTGTAATTAATACCTATAATATTTATGTTAAGCTATTTACAGAATATTATGAATATTTTGTACTTAATCCTAATTAAGATATATTTATATAAAAAATAAAAATATGAGTAACGTTAAAAATTTATTAGATGATTATTTGAAAAAAGATACTAGAGTATCTGAAAAACAAATAGATGCGGATCACAAACAAGTATGTGATTTAGATACAGGTGATTGCTACACAATAAGAATGAAAGACGGTTTAATAGAAAGATTTGACAATACCGTTAAAACTAACAGAACATTAAGAGTTGAAACGCCGGCAGGTGTTAAAACATTATTAAATGGTTAAAAAAATTAAAAATGGGTATAGATAGTAAAATTTTAGAAGAATTAAGAAGATTTAATAGTATTAATTCTTATATAAATGAGCAAGACGCACCACCGCCACCACCACCAGCGGGAGGCGATGTCCCACCACCACCGGCAGGAGATACTCCACCGGCAGGTGGTGATGTTCCACCACCAGCACCTGGCGGAGAAGCGCCTGCAGCGGGAGGTAGCCCAATACCCGAACCAATAGATGTTGCCAATGATCCTGATGTTGAAGAGGTAACAGATGAAAAGGGTGGTGATGAAGAAACTGAAGAAGTTGATATAACAGATTTAGTTACTACACAACAAGATATTAAAGCAAAACAAGATGAGTTTATGGACGGTATGTTTGCTAAATTAGATGATTTAGAAAAAAAATTACAAAACATGGACACTATAATGAATAAAATTAATTCGTTAGAAACCAAATTTGATAGATATAGAGAAAAAACACCTGAAGAGAAATTAATGTTAAGATCTTTAGATTCATACCCTTATAATCAAAAACTTACTGATTTTTTTGATGATAAAAAAGATGAGATGGAAGAAACAGGTAAAAATGAATATATCCTAACTTCAGATGAAGTTGAAAATTTTTCACCAAACGAGGTTAAAAAAACATTTAATAATTACGACGAAAATCAAGAAGGTTTAATGTAAAATGAAGGGACTGAAAAGTCCCTTTTTTATTTGACATTTATATAAATTCACCTATTATTGTTATAGATAAAAGAGTTAAAAATTAAAAACAAAATCTATGGCAAATTCAATTGATGCAGTACTAGCACAGTACGAAAAGAACTCACAACCAAGTGGTTCACAGAGACAAAACATCTCACAAGAAGACAGAATGAAAAAGTATTTTTCAGCGATTCTTCAAAAAAATGAAAAATCCGCACAAAAAAGAATCAGGGTATTACCTACAAAAGACGGTTCATCACCATTTGTTGAGGTTTGGTACCACGAAATTCAAGTTAACGGACAATGGGTTAAGTTGTACGACCCTGAGAAAAATGACAACGAAAGATCACCTTTGACTGAAGTTTATAATGAACTAATTTCAACAGGTAAAAAAGAAGATAAAGAATTAGCTTCACAGTATCGTTCACGTTTATTCTATATTGTTAAAGTTATTGATAGAGATAACGAACAAGACGGTGTTAAATTTTGGAGATTTAAACACAATTATAAACAAGAAGGTGTCTTGGATAAAATTCTTCCTATTTGGAAAGCAAAAGGCGATGTAACCGATTCTGAAAAAGGTAGAGATCTTATTATTGAACTTATCAAAGCAAAAACACCACAAGGTAAGGAATATACTGTAGTACAAACTATTATGTATGATGATCCGGCACCACTACACGAAGATAAAGAAATCATGGAAGGATGGTTACAAGATGAATTAACTTGGAATGATGTTTATTCTAAAAAACCTGTTGAGTATTTAGAGGCTGTTGCAGTTGGAGAGACACCAATGTGGAATTCTGAACTCAAAAAATATGTTTACGGTGAAGAAGCAGAAATCTCATTAGGTGGTGGAACACAAAAAGAAGAAACACCAATTGTTGATCCACAAGCAGATGAGGATCCATCAGAAGAGTTACCATTCTAATAAAATCCTATAAAAGATAGGTAGTGATTGATAAAGTCACTACCTTTTTTTAAGTTTAAAAAAAAACAAAATATATGGCAATTAAAAAAAACGATTTCAGCTCACTAAAGAAAAAATTCTCAACGTCAGCAAAATACAAACCACAAAGATTTTTTGATCTTGGAGCACCATTTTTAGATGCGGTTGGACTACCTGGACCTGCCATGGGACACATCAATATGTTTTTAGGACATTCAGATACTGGTAAAACAACAGCTTTGGTTAAAACTGCGGTAGATGCACAAAAGAAAGGAATACTTCCTGTGTTTATTATTACGGAACAAAAATGGAGTTTTGAACATGCAAAACTTATGGGGTTCCAATGTGAAGAAGTGGTTGATACAGAAACAGGTGAATTAGAGTGGGATGGTTTTTATATTTTCAATAATAACTTTGACTACATTGAACAAATTACAGACTACATTAACGACTTGTTAGATGCACAAGAAAAGGGTGACTTAGACTATTCACTTTGTATTATGTGGGATTCTGTTGGTTCAGTTCCTTGTAAAATGACTTATGAAGGAAAAGGAGGTAAACAACACAATGCGAGTGTTCTAGCTGACAAAATTGGAATGGGCATAAATCAAAGAATTTCAGGTTCACGTAAATCTGATTCTAAATTTGAGAATACATTAATCATTGTAAATCAACCTTGGGTTGAATTACCTGATAACCCATTTGGACAACCAAAAATAAAAGCAAAAGGTGGTGAAGCAATTTGGTTAAACTCATCTTTAGTGTTCTTGTTTGGTAATCAAAAAGGGGCTGGTACAACCAAAATTACCGCAACAAAAGACAAACGAACAGTAAAATTTGCATCAAGAACAAAAGTATCTGTTATGAAAAACCACATCAATGGACTTGGGTTTGAAGATGGAAAAATTATTATAACACCACACGGGTTTTTACCTGGAAAAGAAGCTTCTGAAGAGAAGGCTTCAATAGAACAATACAAAAAAGAATATGCCGACTATTGGAAAGAAATAATTGGAGTCGATGGTGACTTTGATTTGAAGGCAGAAAAAGAAGAAGTGGAATAGTAAGAATCCTGTAAATATACAGAAATGACAAAAACCCTATTAGTAGACGGGAATAATTTATTAAAAATTGGTTTTCACGGAGTCAAAGATTACTTCAACGGTATGGAACATGTAGGAGGTATTTGGCATTTCCTAAACACATTACGTAGGTTTATAGAAGAAGAAAACTTCAACAAGGTTGTTGTATTTTGGGATGGAGAACTTTCAACATCCCAAAGAAGATTACTCTACCCAAAATACAAACTTAACCGAAAAGATGTAACGCAAGATTTCAAAGAAGAATCGTTTAATAAACAAAAACAAAGAGTAAAACAATACTTGGAGGAAATGTTTGTCAGACAAATTGAATTTGAAAATTCTGAAGCAGATGACCTTATCGCTTATTATTGTAAAATATCTAAAGACGAATCTAAAACTATTTTTAGTGGAGATAGGGACTTAACACAGCTTATCTCTGAAGACGTGAGTCTTTATTCACCTAATACTAAAAAGTATTATAAGAATGGAGATAAAATCAAATTACATGAAATAGAAATCCCACATTACAATGTAAAAACTTATAAGATAGTATCTGGTGATAAATCGGATAATATTGATGGTATTTATTATTTAGGAGAAAAAACGTTAGTTAAACTATTTCCTGAGATACTTGATAAAGAGATAAGTTTTTCAGATATTTTGACAAAAGGTGAAGAATTACTAAAAGAACAAAAAGATAATACCGTTTTAAAAAACCTGTTGACTGGTAAAACAAAAGAAGGTATATTTGGTGACGAGTTTTTTGAAATCAATAAAAAGATTGTGGATTTATCGGAACCACTAATTAGTGAAGAAGGAAAACAATTAGTTGAATTATATTATTCTGAATCATTAGATCCTGATGGAAGAGGATATAAAAATTTAATCCGAATGATGATGGGAGACGGATTATTTAAATACCTACCTAAAGGGGATGAACAGTGGGTATATTTTTTAAAACCATTTTTAAAGTTAACAAGAAAAGAAAAAACAAAGTTTAAAACAAAAAAGTAAAATTATGAAAGAGCAGAATGATGTAACAAAGGTTGAATTCTTAATAACACTAAACAACAACTTTGTAGTTCAAAGATTCTTTAACGTAAAAGGATTTAATCCAAAAGTTAAAGGAAGTGTCGAATTATATGATTTTATTAAATCATTATCGAACACATTACAAACCAAACTACGAAATAAGTGCGTTGTCTACATGCTTGAGAACAGATTCCAAATAGAAGAAGATCCGTCAATCTTAGAAACGTCAAATACCGACGGTCCTGAAATATTTAACATTATTTTAAAGGTTGGAAATGAGACAATTTGTCATAGAATAATAGATGCGAAAGTCTACCCACCAAAGGTAAGATATACCCTGGATATACGTCCAGACATAAAAAACATTTTAAGAGAATTGACTGACATTTTATCAGAAAAAAATTTATCTTTTGAGATGATGAAATATTCATTAGCTTAACAATATTTATTAAAACAAGGAACAAAATCTCAATTATATGTCAGACAAAAAAAACTTCGGATACTTAGGAAATACTTTTCAAATTCAATTACTAAATAACATTATTACTTACAAAGATTTCTCTAATTCCATCATTGAAGTTATCGATCCTCATTATTTTGATAACCAATATTTTAAAATTATCTGTCAGATGATTAAAGAATATTATTCAAAATATGAGCACACACCGTCATTTGACACCCTTGAACAATTGACTAAGTCAGAAATTAGTTCACCGATGGCTCAAAAGAGCATTTTAGATACAATAGATCAGGTTAAGAACGTTTCAGACGACGGTTCAATATTTGTTCAAGAAAAGTCTCTTAAATTCTGTAAACAACAAGAACTCCAAAAAGTAATGACTAAGGCTCAATCAATCATCGATAAAGGTGATTTCGAGAGTTATGATAAGTTAGAAGAAATGGTAAGGGGAGCGATTCAAGTTGGAGAAGTTGATAAGGGAACTACTGATGTATTTTTTAACCTTGATGAGGTATTGGATAAGGATTATAGACACCCAATTCCAATTGGTGTACCTGGTATTGACAACCTATTAAAAGGTGGTTTAGCCAAAGGTGAAATCGGTGTTATTTTAGCACCAACCGGTGTTGGTAAATCCACGTTTACAACAAAGATTGCTAACCACGCATTTAACTTAGGGTATAATGTTCTTCAGATATTTTTCGAAGACAACCCAAAAATTATCCAAAGAAAACACTTTACACTTTGGACAGGAATACACCCTGACGATCTTTCTGAAAATAGAAAAGAGGTAACAGAAAAAGTAAAAGAACTTCAATCATTTA